TAATTCTTTTTGTTTGTAAACTTTGAAAATAGATTCTAATAAACTGTTACCAAATGGAAAGTTGTTGTCTAATCCTTCACTTAAACTTAAATGTACAATGTGTTCTGCGTCAATGGCAACTTCTCTTTGTTCTGTACCAAATCTACTTCCGCTTTGTTGTTGTGCGTTTCCAACCATGCCTCTTACACCACCTGTTAAGTATCCGTCACCGCCTCCAGTTACGTTACCGTTTGTTGTGTAAGGTGTTGTTGCAACTTGTTCTCTAAAGTTTAAGTTTACATCTCTTATAATATATTGTTCTGGTTTTTTACCTTCAGATTCATTTACAATAATACGTGTTACTTTTGCAGGATCAACATGGAACCATTTTTTAGTTTCAGGATCTCTAATGAAAAATGCATCACCAAACTTAAACACGTTTCTTAATATACGGAACATTTTAGTTCCGAAATCATTTAATTTACACCATTGCTGTAAGTATTTTTGTAAAACAGTTACTTCTGAATTAGTTGCTTTTTGTTTAAAATTAATTTTAAATGATGTTTTGTTTTGGTCGTTTTGTTGTGAACAAAATTCTGCAAGTATATCTAATGCGGCATTTACTTCACTGTCGTTGTCCATTACATTATATTGTCCGTATCTTTCAATACGGTTTGGACTTCCAACATATACATCAGGAAGGTAAGATGAATAATTTGACCTTGCAGGTCCTGGTCCTTGCCCACGTCCATTTATTGGACTGTAATTGTTTCCAGTTCCTGTACCCTGTTCAACTGGTGTAAAATATCTTTTCCAACTCATTTTATTCCTTATGCACTCGAATACATATCCGAGGTGTTACTCTTTGTAGTTCTTAACAATGCACGTAGTAATTCATTTTGTTCTTGTAAAAGTGCTACTTGCATATTACCGCCATCAGTAGTATTTACCGACTTCTGTGAGTCTGCCATTGCCTTATTGGCCTGCTCTTTGACCTTCTTATCATTTTCTTGTGACGCTTTGAGTGCCGCATCAACTTCTTCTGTTGACACTTTGGTAACAGTTGTGTCAGTATCTGGTACAGTCATTGCCGCTTTTTTGATTGAAGGTGCATCAGGTTCATATGCTTCTGATACTTTTTTCTCTTGTTCTTCGTCATCTCCACCGAACCAATTTAATGGATTTAGTTTACTACCAAAACCTTTTATTGATTCCCAAAGACTTCCAAACCAATCTCCTAGCCAACCAAACATACTTTTAATTGGTTCCCAAATATATTTGTTACCTAATTCTAATATCTTATCTGCACCAAATATCAATGCCAAACCTGCACCAATGGCTAAGAATGGTCCTGTTATAACACCTGTAACCATTAGTAATAATCCTGCTAAAATACCTGCGGCAATCTTAGTTCCTAAACCATCAAACATACTTGAAAAGAAATTGCCCACATAACTCTTAATGTTATCTACGATTTTATCAAACGTGCCTTTAGGATCTGCTATAAAATCGTTTACAAATTTTGTAAAACTTTCTATTACGTCTTTAACAATAGGAGTTAATTTTTCCATAAATGCACTTACGTCTTCCGTCTTAGGTGCAAGATCTCCTAAAGTATCAGTGATCATTTTGAATATATCACTTTCTAAAAATTCTTTGTATAAGTTACCTCTAATCGTTGCAAGGTTTTGTTCAACCTGTGCTAATGATTGTGTAACACCATCTCTTGATTTATTTTCTTCTGCAATCGCTTCAGCATCTTTTTTAGTTAATGCTAATAGGTCTGAGTTACTACTTAAAATTTTGTACAATGCAGGATTAGTTTGTTCTAGTGCTTGTAACTGTGCTTCACTCATATTCTTTGTATTCTTTTCAATAAGTGGAGCAAGTTCCATTAATCTATTGTTTAGTTCTGCAGGATCAAGATCACCTGATGCCATTTCTTGTGCAAGTTTAACAAACTCATCACCGCCCATTGCCATTAACATCATACCTTCTTCAGTTTGTGCGGCGCCGTCTGCCAAGTCTTTAAATGCATCAGAAAGTCCAGGCACTTTATTATCTAAGAATGCTAAACTGTTTGTTAAGTTTTCTCGTGCTTTGCCTTCTAACTTATTGATCATATTTCTCATTCTGGCATCGCCTTGCTGTTGTACCCTAGCCGCCTCTGCCTCTTTACGAGTCATACCTGTGACTTTTGCTAACTTGTCAAGTTCCATTAAGTAGACACCTGCACCTTGTGTAAGTTGTGCATCACTCATTCCACGTAATCTACCACTTCTTGCCATTTCTTCGGTGTACGCAATCAAGCCTTCATTAACACCTTCCATGGTATAACCCATGCCTAAGAAATCTTGTTCACTGGTTCTTAAATTTTTACTGATTCTACCAAAACGTTTAGCACCTTCTGTAACACTGCCTCCTAGCCTTGATAATTCATTTGAATTTTGTGCCACTGTTTCTGCAAACATACCTAATGGCATTTCTGCGTTAGCGGCCGCTCTAGCAATATTGAATATGTTATTTGAAAATCCAGCACCTGATTCTGATAAGTTTCTAAAATTATCTACAAGTCCTTCTGCTAATCCAACTAAATTTCCTAGTGGTCCTCCAACAAGTGGTATAGCACCTGCTAGGTCGCTCATCCTATTACCAGTGAATAGTAATGTTTCTCCAAAATCGTATGCTGACCCTAGTAAGTCTCCTGCAAAACCTAATAATCCTTTGGTTGCTTTTCTTAATCCGCTACCAAAATCGTCAACAAATGTAGTTGTATCTGCAATACTTTTACTGAATTCGCCAGTTTCTTTC